CCGCAGCAAGCCAAGTACTACAACCTGCTCAAAGACCAGATGCTGGTGCAAGCCGCAGGGGAAGTCATCACAGCGGTCAATGCCGCTGCTATGCTGAGCAAGCTGCTTCAGGTCTCGTGCGGTGCGGCGCTGACCGATACCAAAGAGGTGGTGGAGTTCGATGCTGCGCCACGGCTTGGCGTGCTGGAAGAAGTGCTGGAGGAGACGAGCCGCAAGGTGATTGTGTTCGCGCTGTTTCGTGCGTCCATCGACAGCATCCAGAAGCACCTGACAAGTCGGGGCATATCCAACGAGTGCATTCACGGAGGCGTGCCCGCCACCAAGCGGGCCGACATTATCCACAGGTTCCAAACAAACCCGGACCCCAAGATTCTGGTCATGCAACCGCAGGCTACCGCCCACGGGATTACCCTGACTGCGGCCGACACCGTGGTGTTCTACGGGCCGCTCATGAGCGTGGAGCAGTACATCCAGTGTATTGCCCGCGCTGACCGCAAGGGGCAGGACTCGGACAAGGTGACAGTTATCCACATCCAAGGCTCGCCTGTGGAGAAGAAGATGTTCAAGGCGCTCGAAGCAAAAGTTAGTGACAGCACACTTTTGACCGAGATGTTCACCCTTGAAATAAATTCTTGAAAGGGGGTTGCACCAAGATAAAAACCATGTAAACTGTCCAACGCTAGACAAAAACATTAGGAGAAAGCAAATGACTGAAGACCTCGAAGAGGTGGGCGTAGCGCCCGCCGAAGAAGCGATCCCGCTGGACAAGCTGGTCGCCATCCACGCAAAGATCAAGGCCAAGCAAGAGAAGCTCGACGCTGAGCTTGCCGAACTTGAGGAGGCCCGCACGGAAGTGCGCCTCGCCATCAAAGACCAGATGAAGGCCCTTGGGCTTGAGTCGGTCAAAACAACTTTCGGAACCGTGTCGTTGACCAAGACGACGCGCTACAACACACAGGACTGGGACTCGTTCAAAGCATTCGTGCTTGAGCATCAAGTCGTTGACCTGTTGGAGAAGCGCATCGCCCAAACCAACATGGCGCAGTTCTTGGAAGAGAACCCCGGTGTTGTTCCACCGGGACTGAACTCAGTCACTGGGTTCGACATTCGTGTAACCAAAGCAAGAAAGTAACGCAATCATGAGCAATATCACGCTTTTCAATTCGTCCAATGTTCCCGCATTTGCCCGTAACAACGAGCTGTCTGACACCGCCAAAGCCCTGACGGGCGGCACAGGTGCATCGACCAAGCGCATCTCCATCAAAGGCGGCGTGTTCCGTCTGGTGGCCGGTGGCAAGGAGATCACCTCGATCGAAGACCGCCATCTGGATGTGGTGATCGTCCGTGCTGCCCCCAAGGTCAGCCGCATTTTCTACGCTGGCGCATACGACGCTGACAAGATTGTGCGCCCTGAGTGCTGGAGCAACGACGGTGAGAAACCAGACGCCAGTATTGAGTCACCACAGAACAAGACCTGCATGGGTTGCCCGCAGAACGAAGCTGGGTCAGGCATGGGCAATAGCCGTGCTTGCCGTTTCCAACAGCGCCTTGCTGTTGTGCTGGCCGACAACCTTGAGGGTGATGTGTTGCAGTTGACTCTGCCCGCTACGAGCATCTTCGGCAAAGAGGACGGCGACAAGCGCCCCCTGCAAGCCTTCGCACGGTTCCTTGCTGCGCAGACACCGCCTGTTAACCCAGAGCAGATCGTCACGCGCATGAAGTTCGACACCAAGGCTGAGTCTCCAAAGCTGTTCTTCCAACCTGTGCGTTGGTTGACTGACGAAGAGTACCCGGCAGTGATCGCACAGAGTGAGTCCGATGATGCCAAACGTGCCGTGACACTGACCGTGGCGCAAGCTGACGGCGTGAAAGCTGCGCCGATGGCCATCCCCGGCGCTGCCCCCAAAGCAGCAGCCAAGCCCGCACCTGCCCCCGCAGTTGAGGAAGACGAAGCCGAGGAAGCACCCGCTCCCAAAGCCAAGGCTCCCAAGACCAAGCCAGCAGCAGACGTTGACGACGAGCCAGAAGTGCGCAAAGAAACAGCCAAGGCTTCGGCAGTCCCTGCCAAGAAGTCCAAGCTGGCGGACATCGTGTCTGACTGGGACGACGAGTAAGTAAACCGGGGCCGAAAGCGGATGCTGCGCAAAGTAACCCACCCATCCGGGTATCCATGGACGCAGTGCAGCGAGTAGGCCCCACCTTACAAGGAGAAACACATGGCAATTGGAATTATGCAGGGCGCAGCAGGCATGAACTACGACATCAACCGTGATATGTACTACGACGATGCACGTCGCTGCGAGTACGAAAGGGCGATGCAGTACCGCCGACAAGAGGAGGAGGAGTACCGCCGCATGCAGAATGCCGCGTACTACAACCCCGCCCAACAGCAAGGAAAGCTGGTAAACCCAACACCAATGCCTGACACAAAAGACCCACTGGCCTTCTTACAAAAAACTGACAACAAACTTTTATTAACTGGAGAAACGCAATGAAACTCAAACCCTTCGCAGAAATTATCGCCCTGTCCAAAGAAAAATTGGCAGAGTCCCTTGCGCCCATCCGTGCACGCAAGGTAAAGTCGCAGGCCGAGCTGGAGATGGCCAAGCTGGACGACGAGCTGATTCGCCTTGAGGCCGACATCCAAGAGCAGTGCGCCAAGGAAGAGATCAACTTTCCCAACCTGCTGGACAAGCTGGACAAGGTAGCTTTGCTGGAGCGCCGCAAGCAGCAGTACGAGCGTGTGCTGGGCGAGCTGTTCCCTGCAAAGGTAGAAAAGTGAAACACCTTGTTCTTCTTTTACTGCTGGCAGTCGGAGGGTATTTCCTCTGGTACTACCTGAACAACCGCGAGAAAGTTTGGGCGCTCATCCTGCTCAAGCGGCATGTGCTTGCGGTGCTGGCCTTGGTCGGTATTATTCTACTGGCTGTGGTCTTCCAGACCAACGTACATTCAACAAAAATATTGTGAGAAAGCAAATGAAAAAACTTATGGCAATCATCGCCGCAGCTGCTCTGTCAGCCTGCACACAAATCGACACAGGCAACATCGGTGTTGAGTCCACCATGGGGCAGGTCAAGAAAGAGACCATGCCACCGGGCGTTTTCTTCACGCTGTTCAAACGCGTCACTGAGGTGTCCGCCAAAGAGCTGCTGCTCCAGATGAACGACATGAAGCCGCAGACCAAGGACAAGATCACGCTGACTGACCTTGACGTGGACATCTACTACCAGATCGACCCCAGCAAGGCTGCGGACATCATGACGCGCTGGCCCGGTGACATGGTTGAACTTAAGGGCGAAGAAGGCGTGCGTGTTGGTAACAGCTACGTCAGCCGCCAAGCCCGTGAAGCTATCTACAACGCCGTGTCAGGCTACAGCTCGGAGACGGTGCACACTGAGCGTGTTGCCATCGCCGCCAAGGTGGTCGAGGCGTTGCAGAAAGACTTGGACGAGAGCGCTGGCAAGGGTTGGTTTTTTGTACGTTCAGCCAATGTGCGAAATCTGGTTACCGACCCCGCCCTCGAACAAGCAATCAAGGAGTCTGCAAACCGCAACTTCCAGATCGCAGCCAAGCAAAAAGAAGTTGAGCTGGCCAAGGCTGAAGCAGACCGCAAGCGCGTTGAAGCCCAAGGTGATGCGGACGCTATTCGTATGCGAGCCGCCGCCATTACATCTCAGGGCGGCAAGGAGTACGTGGAGCTGAAGGCGATCGAGAAGTGGGACGGTAAACTGCCGACCACAATGCCCGGTCAGGTGACGCCGTTCGTGCACATTAAATAAAAATCGGGGGAACAGGGTGATGGACGTTATCTCTTGATCCGTTAGTACCCATCTAACACAATGCCCTACTCACAAGACATCATCAACAAGGTAGCCGCCACCCCCAAATCGCTGGGCACCCAGCTTGGGCGGTGGGCTATACACCACGACTTCTCGGTCGTGCGAATCTCGCGTGCTCTGGGCGTTACGCGCCAGACCGTTTACAACTGGTTTTTCGGCAAAGAAATCTTCCCGGCCTATCGTGACCGGGCTGAATGGATGCTGGAGATTTTGAAATCATCACCAAACGCGGACGCCGCATGGAGCAAGATATGCACGGAATTGAACCTCGAACCCTGAGCAACCGCGAACTCATCTTGGCCTGTGACAATCAGTGGTCCACGGGCGGCCTGCCCAGCGAGTTGCAGCTTGAGTTGTACAACAGGTTCTGCAAACTTGCCCCGCTTGACGAGTTCCCCGCCATCGACCCACGCCAGATTCCGCTGCCGCTGTAACCCATTCACCGAAGGACTTTCATGACCCCGCTCGATTTGTTAGCGGCTGTTCTTCCGTCGCCGGGTAATGGCTATTACTGCGCGGTAGAGCTTTCAAACAGGAAACAACACGTTTTTGGCGAGACGCTGGAGGAGATCATGCCCACCGTTGAGAAGTGGGCGAAAGCTGGATACGACACATACTTTGCACTGGGCACGTTCGGCACCAACAAGGACCGGACCAAAGAGAACATGCACGCCAGTCAGGTGCTGGCTGTGGACATCGACTGCAACCACCCCAAGGACATCCCTGACGAGAAAGGCGTTATCAAGGCCAAGGCATATCCGAGCGCCAAAGCTGCGGCGCAGGCGCTTGCCAAGTTCTGTGAGGACACCGGACTGTCAGCACTGGGCGATCCTTGGCTCGTGCATTCGGGCGGCGGCATCCACGCATACTGGCCGCTGGACGCTGTGATGTTCAAAGAGGACTGGTATCCGCTGGCCAAGCGCTTCAAAGAGCTGTGCTACAAGCACAACCTTGCCATCGACAACGCCATCACCAGCGACGCGTCCCGAGTCTTGCGCGTACCTGACACGACCAACACCGGCATCAAAAACGGCAAGCAAGTGCGGGGCGAGACCCGTGTGCGCGGCATCTCTGAGGGCGATCGGTTCCGCGCTGATGACATTGAGGCTGTGCTGACGGCCAACGGCATCGACAAAGACTTTATCAAGATGCCTTCGTCTTCCTTGGCCCTGCCGGGGCAGCGGCCGACCAGTGTCAGTCCTTCTTCGTTGTCGGCTGCGCTCACGCAAAACAGCGTGACCACGTTCAAAAAAATCCTGCTCAAAACCAAAGACGGCTCAGGCTGCGGCCAGCTCCAAAACTACGTGGAGAACGCGTCTGAGGACGGCATGGAGCCTGTGTGGCGCGGCATGCTCAGTTGGGCCAAGGTCTGCGCAGACGGAGAAAAAGCCGCAGCATGGCTGAGTGACCTGCACCCCTACCCACACGAGCGCATGCACCAGAAGCTCGCTGAGATCAAAGGCCCGTACTCCTGCGCGGCCATGGACGACATGAACCCCGGCATATGCCGTGGCTGCTCCCACTGGGGCAAGATCACCAACCCGCTGATCTGGGGCCGTGAAATGTCAGTGGTCACTAACGAGACGCAGGTCGAGGTTGCAGCGCCTGCCGGTGCAGCGGACGATGACGAGCCTATCTTGATCGCACAGCCTGAGCCACCACGGGGCTACGCCTACGGCAAACGGGGCGGCGTGTTCATGGAGAAAGATGAGCTGGACGCCAACGGCAACGCCGTCAAGAAACAGATTCTGCTGTGCGCCAACACCATCTTCCCGGTGGACATCCTGAACAACAATGGCGTGCACGAGGTGCACTTCTGCGTCATACGCAACAGGCAGCTCAGCGAGGTGCTGGTGCCCCAGAAGTCGATCGCCAGTCAAGACGAGACGATCAAGCACCTGTCGAGCCAGAACATCATGGCGTCGTTTGGTGCAGGCAACGACAAAAACTTCTACAACTACATCCGCGCAAGCGTCGAGAAGGTCAGCACTGAGAAAGACCCGATCTTGATGCCGCCAAGCTATGGCTGGCAGGACGACAATAGCTTCGTCTTTGCAGGCAAGGTGCACAGCGCAAACCGCCCACCGGTCACAGTACCCATGCCGGACCTGCGCAACATCGTGGCCAACACCCGCCCGACCGGAACGCTTGCGGCGTGGAAGAAGATCATCAACATGCTGATCCGGCGCAAGATGTGGGACCAGCTCGCAGTTGTGATGGCCGGTGCTGCCGCGCCGCTGATGAAGTTCACAGGGCTGCACGGCTTGACGGTGCACGTGGCCTCTTCTGAGTCAGGCACAGGCAAGTCGCTGTCGCTTGACTTGGCCGCTTCCATCTGGGGGCACCCCATCCACTACCGCACGGGCGCAGGCACTTCACCTGTTGCGATGCAGCAGCGGCTTGGGATGCTGCGCAGCCTGCCCTTGGTCACGGACGAGATCACGACCAACAACCGCAAAGACTTTGAGTGGTTCCCTGCCTTTTTGTTCAGCATGAGCGAGGGGCGCGGCAAGGAGCGCATGGAGTCGGGCACCAACAAGGAGCGCCTGAACCTGTCCGTGTGGTCGTCGATCTCGCTGATGTCATCAAACCGCCCTGCCGTGGACTACATGACAGGCGATCGCAAGCACTCGTCTGAGGGTGAGCTGCGCCGCTTGATCGAGTTTGCAATGGACCAGAAGCTGGAGTGGACGAGCGACGAGATTGAGCTCATCAAGTCCTTGCAGTCCAACTACGCCGTGGCCGGTGAGGTGCTGGCGCAGTTCTTTGCGGACAATGTGCCGCTGCTGCGGGAGCTGGTGCCAGACTGTGTGCGCCGCATGTACGAGGAGTACAAAGCCCCCAACGACGAGCGTTACTGGATGGCGGGCACAGGTGCCATTGTGGCTGCGTGCATCATTTTCAGCGACAAGTACACGGGGCTGGCCAACATCCCGGTGCGGGAGATCATTGAGGCATACCGCAAGCAGATCGACCACCTGCGCTCGTGCATCAAGGGCGGCAAACGTACGGCCGAGGACGTGCTCAACGCCTACATTCAGGAGTACCAAGGCAAGTTCGTCATCGTCAAGTTTGGTGAGAAGGCTGGCCCTGCTGCAATGTTTGGCGACGGCACATCCGTTGGCAAGACTACCACTCGCCAAGAGGTCATGGGCCGGGTGGAGCACGGCGTGTCACCGGGGTGCATCGACTTCTATATTGAGGAGCGGTTGCTGCGTGCCTTCTGCTCGAACATGAGCTTCAGCTACACGACCTTCAAGACGGAGATCGCGCATATCTTCTCGGTGTACC